ATCGGGCGCGGCCTGGAACACATCAACACGGCGCAGCGGCAAGCCCGCGCGCTGCCGCACATGCTGGATGGATGGGATAACCGAATGGCCGACAAGACCGACAAAAGCACCAGCAAGAAGGATTTGCACGCCGAAGGGCTGGAAATCTACAAGATTGCAGTGGAGCGCGACAACGACAACCGCGTGAGCTACGAGGCTGACATCAAGTTCGCGCGCCTGGGCGAGCAGTGGCCCGAAGAAGTGCGCCGCCAGCGTGAACAGGAAGGCCGGCCGTGCCTGACCGTCAATCGGATGCCGGCGTTCATCCGCCAGGTGACCAACGACGCGCGTCAGAACAAGCCGCATCAAGTTCCACGCTGTGGGCGATGGCGCCGATGATGGACCGCCAAGGTGCTCGACGGCCTGGCGCGTAACATCGAGTACAGCAGCAACGCCGACGTGGCCTACGATACGCGCTTGATAACGCGGTATCGGGTGGCTTCGGCTACTTCCGCATCACGACCGAGTACGCCGGCGACGACGTGTTCGACCAGGACATCCGCATCGAGCGTGTGGCAAACAGCCTGTCCGTGGTGCCCGACGCCTACTGCATGGACGCCGATTCTGCGAACTGGGACAACGCGTTTGTCGAGGACAGCTACAGCCTGGACGCATTCAAAGCCAAGTGGCCCAAGGCCGAAACCGACAGCTTTGAGGGTGACGGCAAGGACGTTGCGAAGGCTGGTGGGATGGCAAGGAAGTGCGCATTGCCGAGTGGTGGACGCGCCGCGAGGTGCCGGCTGTCCTGCTCAAGCTGAGCAACGGCATGTGCATGCACCAGGAGGAATTCGACGCAGCCGCCGAGCTGTTCGAAGTCTCGGGCATCACCATCGCGGAGCAGCGCCCGACGAAGACCATGAAGGTCACGCAGCACATCATGAACGGCTGCGAGATCATCGAAACGAACGAGTGGGCAGGCAAGTTCATCCCCATTGTGCCGGTCTACGGCGACGAGGTGATCATCGAGGGTAAGCGTCACCTGCTGTCGCTGATCCACTTCGCCAAAGACCCGCAGGTCATGATGAACTACTGGCGCACGGTGTCAACCGAGCTGGTGGCCATGGCTCCGAAGGCGCCGTACATCGGCCCGGTCGGCAGCTTCAACACGGACCCGAACTGGCAGACGGCAAACACCGTTTCCCATCCGTACTTGGAATATGACGCGACCAACGGCGGCCCTCCACAGCGTCAGTTCTTCGATGGCCCGCCCGCTGGCGCGCTGCAAGAGGCGATGAACGCCAGCGAGGACATGAAGGCCACCATGGGCCTGTTCGATGCGTCCCTGGGCGCCAAGTCGAATGAGTCGAGCGGCCGCGCAATCCTGGCGCGCCAACGTGAGGGCGATGTGTCCACGTTCCACTTCTCGGACAACCTGTCGCGCGCTATCCGCCATACCGGTCGCATCATCTCGGACCTGATCCCGAAGGTGTACAGCTCGGCGCGCATCATCCGCACCATCCGCGAGGACGGCAGCAACCAGAACGTGGCAGTCAACCAGCCGACGCAGCCGACGCCCGAGGAACAGAAGGCGCAGCAAGAGCAAGACGTGGGTATCCAGCGCATCTATGACCTGACCACCGGCAAGTACGACGTTACTTGCGAGTCTGGCCCGAGCTACACCACCAAGCGCGAGGAAGCGGCGGCTCAAATGACTGAGTTCATGCGCGCGGTGCCGCAAGCTGGCGGCCTGATTGGTGACCTGCTGGCGAAGAACTTGGATTGGCCGGGCGCGGACGAGATTGCCGACCGCCTCAAGCTGATGTTGCCGCCGCAAGCCCAAGGCAAGAACCCGGCGCTCGAGCAGGCGCAGCAGCAAATACAGCAAATGCAACAGGCCTTGCAGCAGGCACAGCAGCAGCTTGCCGACGCGACGCACGACAAGCAGGTGGATGCCGACAAGCTCCAGATCGACGCGTACAAGGCCGAAACGGACCGCCTCAAGGTGATGGCGCCAGGCTTTGGCCCGAACGAGGTGCAGGCAGTCGTGATGCAAACGATCCAGCAGGTCCTGTCGTCGCCGGACGTGCTGCCAGGCCCGCCACCGCAGCAGATGCCGATGCAGCAGGCCATGCCTGAGCAGCCGCAGCAAGCGCCGCCCGAGCAAATGATGCAGCCCGAACAACCGCAACCGCCCGATGGCGGTTTTTTTACACCTGAAGGATTCCAGCAATGACCATTTCCATCCCTGCCGCGACCATCTCGCAGCCGGTAGCCGCCGGCCGTGGCTCGATTGTGACCGTATCGCCTGACTCGGGCGCATCGGCTGTTGTCGAGTACACCATCGCTGACCCTGCCGCTGTCGCAAATGGCGTCGCCAAGTGGGCGCCCTGGAGCAAGGGCACGGTGGGTAAGCCGGTCAGTGACCTCTTGGGCGACAACGTGTTTATTCGCGTTACTGCGGTTGGCGGCGCGGCTTTGCTGGACATCGACACACACCCATCGGCGGCAACACTGAACGCCTATCGCCCCGGCTGGGTTGGCCCTGACGCATGGGCCGCCATCGGGCGCAACGAGGCGCTGTCGCGCTTCTGGGGCTGTTCCGGGCAGAACGGTTTGCTGCAAACAGCAGGGCAATCATCTCTGAACTTCACCACGTCCATCAAGATGGAAATGGAGGCGCCGTTCTACGCAGTTCGACTGCTGCGCGTCAATCGGTCCGGCCTGAATTCTCTCGACGCGCAGAAGGCCGTTGTCGGCGTCACCGGCTCCAACGCCACCGACGCATCGTATGGCCTGACTGCCGCGCAGAATATCGCAGTCCCGGTCATCAACGGCGTCGCTTACGCGCAGCTTGCGCCGGCCGGCACTGCAAACGGCTTCCAGCCTGCAATCTGGCCCGGCCGCGAGGTTGTGAGCCTGGTGAATTCGACCACTACCGCAACGCTGACCACAAGGGTGCCGCATGGGCTCATCACTGGCGCTACGGTCACGGTCCGCAACGCCGATCTGCCGGCCTACAACGTGACGAATACCGCCGTCACCGTAACCAGCACAACTGTGTTCACCTACACCATGGGCGCCGATCCTGGCGCGGCCGCAACGGCAGTCGGTAGCTACACGGCCAGCCAGACCGGCACGCTGCGCCCAAGCGCAGACCAGACATATGCGCTGTCCGAGAAAACGTATATCAAGAGCGTGCCGCGCATCGACGGTAGCGGCCGACCCCTGCTGCTGATCCGCATGCACTGCAACGGCACGGTGTACCCGTTCCCGTTTCATACGATGTCGATCCTGACGCGCACGCCGACCGCTGCACTGCGCGGCCGCACCATCCAGATGGGCTTCATCCTCAACGATTCCGTGGGCTCGCTGGGCAATAACTTGGGCCTGGCTGGCGAACTGCTGGACGTGTACCCGGTTGTGTCGTACTCGGTGCCAGTGGTCAGCATTTGGCATTGCGGCGATTCGACGGTGCAAGCAGATGGGCTGGTCACGGACAAGATTTCGACCTGGATGTATCGCGCCTGCCTGACGCTCTCGACGCCGCAGAAGCCCATCGCTTTCGCAAACTTCGGCGCGTCATCGCAAAACTCGACAACCTATTTGAACCAGGTCAAGGCCGTGCTGGCTGCCGGCGTACCGCCACCGTCAATGCTGATTTTGGAGGTCGATTCACCTAATGATGGCGTCGTAACTGCTGCGACCAACACCACCGCGCTTGGCATCGCAGAAGAAGCCATGAGTGTGTGCAAAAAGTATGGCATTCCCGAACTGGTACTGCACCCGCGCATGCCGTGGAACACGCTGAACGCTGCCGAGTACGCTCTGAAAGCAGCCCAAGACGCCGATTTGGCAAGGCTGGCCGCTGCCTACGGCATTCGCTGGATGTCGCTGCCTGGCCTGGGCGATGGCGCCATTCCGGAGCGCTGGAAGCCAGAGTTGACGGCAGACGGCTTACATGAAAACGAAACCTGCATTGAAGCGCCGTTGGCTGGGACCGGCGTCGCCTTCCTGTCAAACCTGCTTCGCCTGTAATCAACCTGCCGCCCACGCGCGGCATTCCCTGCTGCCTCATGGTGGCGCACTCTTGGAGTACACATGGATGACCTGGAACAACCTGTCACGCAGGATTCCGCAGAAGTAGTAGAGCCTGCGGAGCACGACGAGACGCAGCAAGAGCTTGATGCTGATAGCCCCGATTCTCGATACGCCTGAAGAGACGACGAGGAAGTCGAGGTTGGCGGCCGCAAGTTCGCCCTGCCGAAAAGCGCAGCCGAAACGCTGGCCAAAAGAACGCCTCATGCAGGCGGACTACACGCGTAAGACGCAGGAAGTAGCAGAAACCCGCAAGCAGATCGAAGCACGCGCCGCCCAGGTGGGAAAGCCAGGCGCCGCGAGCATCAGCAGTACATCGGTGAGATTGCGAAAGTGCAGTCCATCGATGAGCGCCTGACGCAGTTCGCCCAGCTCGACTGGGACGCCGCCATCGACAACGATCCGGTGCAGGCAATGAAGTGGCAACAAGAACACCGCGCGCTGCAACTGGCGCGCGACCAAGCAGTGAACGCAATTACGCAAAAGCAGCAACAATTTGCACTGAATGAGCAGCAGGTAACTGCCAAGCAAGTCCAGGACGCGAGTGCCTACTTTCAGCGTGAAATCCCCGGCTGGACCGCAGAACGGGACAACCAAGTGGCGAAATTCGCAGTCGATGAAGGCATCCCGGCTCAAGCGCTGGCCGCCGTCATCCTCAAGCACCCGCAGTTCGCGAAGATCATCCACAAGGCCGAGCTGTACGCCCAGATGGAAAAGAAGCAGACCGCCAAACCCAAGACGCCGACCCCGCCGCCTGCCCCGGTCACCCGCGTAAGCGCCTCGCGCGCCACAGCGGCAAAGGACCCGGACAAGCTCAGCCCGGAAGAATGGCAGAAGCAGTTCTATGCCGACCGCAGCAAACGCCGATAACCCTCGCAAACCCAATGAAGCCCGCCACCTGAGCGGGCTTTGTCATTTCTGGAGCAATAAAACTCATGGCAAATAGCATTCTCACCCCAACCGCAGTGACCCGCGCAGCCCTGGCGATTCTGCACCAAAAGCTGAATTTCATCGGCTCGATCAACCGTCAATACGACGACAGTTTCGCCAAGGACGGCGCCAAGATCGGCGACAGCCTGAAAATTCGCCTGCCGAACGAATACACCGTTTCGCAGCGGCATGAACATGGCCGCGCAGGACACCGTCGAGCAGAGCACCACCCTGCAAGTCTCGACCGTCAAGGGCGTTGACTTGAATTTCTCGTCGCTCGACCTGACCCTGAGCATCCAAGACTTCACCGACCGCATCATCGAGCCGGCAATGTCCGTTCTGGCCGCGACCATCGAGGCTGACGCCTTCAACATGGCGCTCGACGTGTACCAGGTGGTCAACAACGTCGGCAACGCCCTGACGTTCAACAAGGCACTCGGCGCGCGCAAAGCGCTGGTCGATGCGCTGACGCCTGGCGACAAACGCACGCTGATCCTGAGCACCCAGGACAACATGGATTTCGTGGATGGCGTCAAGGGCCTGTTCCAAGACTCCACCCAGGTGGCGAAGCAGTACCGTGAAGGCAAGGTCGGCACCACTGCTGGCTTTGGCGACATCTACGAAAACACCCTGATGCCGTCGCAACTGACCGGCACGGCCGCTGCCACTACCGGCTACACCGTCAACGGCGCCGGACAGACCGGCGCGGGCATCGTTGTGCAGACTGGCACGGCCACCTTCAAGAAGGGCGACGTGATCACCTTCGTCGGCACCAACCGCGTTCACCCGGAAACCAAGCTGGACACCGGCGCGCTGCAACAGTTCGTCGTCACTGCCGACTACGCCGGCGGCGCAGGCACGTTGCTGATCTCGCCGACCATCGTTACCAGTGGTGGCCGCCAGAACGTCACCGCCTCGCCAACCAACGGCGGCGCAGTGGTCAAGATCGGCGCTGCGTCGGGCATCTACCGCCCATCGCTGGCGTTCCACAAGGACGCGTTCACCTTCGCCACTGCCGATCTGGTGCAGCCGAAGGGTGTTGACTTCGCCGCGCGCGAAGTGATGGACGGCATCTCGATGTCGATGGTCCGTGCGTTCCAGATCAGCGACCGCAGCTTCCCATGCCGCCTGGACGTGCTGTACGGCTACAAGACCCTGCGTCCGCAGTCGGCCGTTCGCATCCTGTCGAACTAACCATAGCGCCCCGGCTTCGGCTGGGGCGTTTCCACATCTGGGAGCACGCATGCACATCGAATACCCGAAGGCGCTCTACCGCAAGGGCGAATGCACAACCGTCAACGACGAGGACGGCGAGGTTGACGCGCGCGAAGACGGCTTCACCGATTGGGCGGCTGATCACGCCGCCCTGGAAGCGCCGGAGGCAGACGAAGTGCCGGCCCCAGCCAAGCGCGCCTACAACAAGAAGGTGGCTTGATGCAGCGGTACGCAAACAACTACCAGGACCGCTACGGTAACGGGATTCCTGGGGCGCTGGTCACGGTCACATCGACCGATACCGGAATGCCGGTCACGATCTATTCGGACAACGGCGTGACGCCGATCGCCGCGCTGGTGACAGATGTCCTTGGGCAGTTCGCGTTCTATGCCGCTGACGGTAACTACAACATTGCGCTGTCGAAGACCGACGTTGTGACAACATCGGTTGCCGATGTATCGATCCGGAGCGCAGTTGGTGCCATGGCGCTGTCTGCGCCCACAGGACTGAGATTGATCGGCTGCCTTCAAGCCGGCGCGGGGGCTGTAGCGACGACGCTCCAGGCTAAGCAGGCCGACAACGCTGTGACGCCGCAGGACTTCATGTCCGCCGCGCAGCGCAGCAACGTCACGGCCGGCTTGGGCACCTTGTCTGTGGTCGATGCCTTTGAGCGGGCGCTTGCGACAGGGATGCCCGTATATGTGCCATCGGCCAGCCGGAAATACCTGTTCGACCGGCAGTTGCTGGTGCCAAGCAACTCGATCATCTACGGCGACCAGGCGCAAATTGTCTTGGGCGCCAGCGTTAATCAGCACGTGATCCGCGTGGCGACGAATGCCGATAACGTCGAGATTCGCGGCTTGCGCATCGACGGCAGCAAGGCGACGAACACGGGCTCTATGGGTGTCGCTGTGGACGGCGGCTCAAGCATCCGCGTGCTGAACAACTCGATCAAGAATTGCAGCGCCGCCGGCATCTATTTCGCCGGCACCGCGCTAAGTGGCGTCTCGGCCATGGGCAATTTCGTCACTGGCTGTTTTGCCGGCGGCATCACCGCGAACGATACGCTTACCAATTTCGCCTTCAATGGCAATCACACTTGGCTGAACGGTAGCCACGGTGTCGGCATTATCGGCGTGGCGAAGCACGGCACGATTACCGGCAATGCCTGCTGGGACAACGGCCAGGGCACGCCAAACGCCGACAACATCACCGGCTACAACGTAGGCAACACAGCTGTCACCGTATCGGGCAACACCTGCAAGGGCGGCCTGAACAACGGCATCCACATGGGCGGCCAGCAGATGGTCATCGCCAATAATGTGGTCTACGACGCGACGCAATACGGCATCGTCATGGCGCCAAATACTGGCGTCGGAGATGACTGCATCGTAGCGAACAACGTGGTGTACAGCGCTGGCGTGAGCGGCATCTGGATCGAGAACTGCAACAGCGGTTCTGTCACCGGTAATGTCTCGCGCGGCAACGCGTCGCATGGCTTCGCAATCGACGGGTGCGCAAACGTCGCTTTCGGCGACAACACCGCGCGCGGCAACGGCGGCGACGGCTTCCGCAACGGCGTAGCTAGTTCCTTCCTGACATTCAACGGCTGCACGGCGCGTGCCAACACTGGCGACGGCATTGAGCTTGGCAATGTGACCGACTCTACGATCACTGGCGGCAATTTCTCCGGCAATACAGGCTGGGGCGTCAACGTGAGCGGCACCGAGGCACGCAACATCATCGACAGCAACACGGTGCGCGGCAACACCGCCGGCCAGATCGCGCAGCCAGCGACCTCCACGCGCGTGTCCAACAACGAAACCGGCGTCTCGCGCACGCTCGCGTCGGCGGCCACGCTAACCCTGCCACCGGGCGGAAGCTACTTTTACATCACCGGCACGACGAGCATCACGAGCATGACGACCAGCTTTCCCGAGCGCGTCATCACGCTGCAATTCGATGACGTGCTGACAGTCACGGACGGCGGCAACCTGAACATCGCTGGGAACTTCGTCACCGCCTTCAAAAAGACCCTCACGCTGATTTACGACGGCAGCGCGTGGACTGAAATCGCCCGCAGCACCAACTAAGGACTGAGCATGAGCATTGTTGCCCCCAGCACCCCGGACGACATTACCAGCCAGGATTATTTCTGGCTGGTCGAGACGGTCAAAAACTGGCTGCACCGCAGCGACCTCGCGGCGCGCGTTCCGGATTTCATCCTCTTAGCCGAATCGCGCATCAACCGCCTGGCAAAGGTGCGCGTGATGGGCGTGGATGCCGCACTGGTCATGACGCCCGGCTCGCGCTTCGTTGTGCTGCCGGCCGATTATGTGTCGCCGTCAGCGCTTTGGCTGGATGCGAACCAGCCGCGAACGAAGCTCACGCCGCTGGTAGCCGAGCAAATGCCAGTGGCGAACAATGCTGGCATGCCAACGTACTGGGCTGTGGACGGCACGATGCTGGCGTTTGACCGCGTGCCGGATCAGGCGTACCCGCTGGCGTTCCGCTACCGGGCGCGCTTCAAGCTGACCGCCCAAGCGCCGACGAACTACCTATTGGAGCGCTACCCGGACCTGTACCTGTACGGCGCGCTGCTGGAGTCGGCGCCGTTCATAGGCCAAGACGAGCGGATCGGGCTGTGGAAAAGCATGTTCGACCAGGCCGTGCAGGAAATCAACAACGTCGAGCACCAAAGCCGATCTGTCGGCGTGCTCACCACCGACGTGCCGACTTCGATGTTGTCGCGTCGCGGCCGCTATTAATAGGAAAACCATGGCTCTCGAAACTGCCACCTTCATCAACGACCTGAACGCCGCGAATCCTACGGCCTCCGATCCCAAGTCGCAGGGTGACGACCAGATCCGCATGCTGAAATCCGTCCTCAAAGCATCGTGGACGCAGATCGCCGGGGCCGTCAACGCCACGCATACGCAGCTGAACTACATGGTGGGCGTCACCAGCAACGTGCAGACGCAGATCGACCTCAAGCAGAACATCGCGGACGCGGTCACCTACGCCTATGTGAATGGCCTTGTGCTCACCAGCGCATTGCCCGGCCAGACCGGATCGGCCGGCAAGGTCATCACCACCGATGGGACGACGCCAAGCTGGGCTGATCCTGCCAGCTTCAACGACGTGCTCGCGCCGGACGTGGCGACCTCTGCGGCGCCTGACATCTGGTCGGGCATCGGCTCGACCAAGCTGCTCACCGGCAGCGTGGCCGTGACCGGATTTACAGCCGCCCCGCGCGCCGGCGCGAAACGCAAGCTGATCGCCGCGACCGGGTTCTACATGATCCAGGGCGCCAACCTTACGATCAAAGGCGGGTCGATCACGCTGGCCGCCGGCGACGAAGTGGACGTGCTCGCGCTGACCACAATGACCTTCCGCGCCACGGTCACCCGGGCGGACGGCACCGCCATCATTAACAAAGTCGTGCATTACGACGCCGGCACCACGAACACGCTGAACTACCTCAATGGCGAGTCGCAACGCTGGGCGCCAGCCTCCGGCGCGAAGACGCTGACGGTAACCGGATGGCCGCCGCCCGGCATCTACGCTTCGCTGCGCATCAAGGGCGTGAACCTTGCCGCCGGCGGCATCCCGACGATCACCGGCGCCACGTACATCAAGTACGACGGCTCTTACCAGACCACCGCTGCCCTGGCAAATATCACCTTCCAGACCGCCGGGACCGACTACGTACTGCTGTTCACCGACGACGGCGGTGCAACTATGTTTGTGAAAGTGATGCGCTGATGGATGAGGAATTTTTCGCCAGTTCTCGCAGACTGGTGGGGCTCGCCTTTTACTCCGATGGGACGTGGACAGCCCCAGCGACAACAACTTCTGTCGCCTTGGCAGGCCGGGGGCAGGACGGCTCGCCGGGTGGCGTCACAGCGACAAGCGTAGCAGTTTCATTCGTAACGTGGCTCATTGGGAGCTCTGGCCCGAACCCTGGCGTTTCTACATGGGATAACGCGCAGGCCGCTGCTACTGCGGCATACAACGCTATTAATTCCGGGGCTGGGTCGTGGACCGAATATCAGGTGGCCCAATACAGTGGTGGCAGCTTTATTTTGCATACTGCGACGCGGTCAGGCCCACCAATTGCCGGGTCCGCCTCAATTTCGTATGACGCGGGATGGCTAACCAACGGGCCAATCACTGGAGGGGCAATGCCTGGCTCGCCGCAACAATGGGTTGCCACCGTAAATTACAGCTACATGGCATACGGCGCCACGGTTGGCGCAAATGCTACTGCGTTTGGAAACACGTTCCCGGGCGGGGTTGGCACTTACGCAACGCCACAGTATTTTCCGAATATTACTGTGACGCCCGGAGCGAGCTATTCGATAGTCGTTCCGGTTGGCGCCATCGTTGTCTTAACTTATTTCGAATAGGCCAACCATGCCAATTTTCAAGGTGCCTGACGCCGGCGCCGTCGGCGTCATCAAGGACGTTTCGCAGCACAAGCTGCCGCCGAATGCGTGGACCGACGCGAGCAACATGCGGTTCCTCGACGGCAGCGTGCGCCAGTTCTACGGTCATGGCCCGGTGTACGGCACGCCGGCCGAAACGCCGTTGCACGTGGTCCCGGTGAACATCGGGGCGGCGCGCTACTGGCTGTATGCCGGGGCGCAGAAAATTTACGCTGTCACGGCTGTCGGCGGCGTGGACACGCACACGAACATCACGCGGCAGACGGCAAGTGTAGACGTGAATTACGCCGGCGCGCCGAACGCGTGGACCAGCACGGTGCTCTCGGGCATCCCGATTCTGAACGCGGGCAATCTGACTGATCCGCCGCAGCGCTGGAATCTGAACGTGGCGAACCGGTGCGTCACGCTCGACAACTGGCCGGCGGCGACGTTCTGCAAGTCGATGCGGGCGTACAAGAACTTTCTTGTCGCGCTGCACGTCACACGGGCCGGGCAGACCTTCCCGTACATGGTGAAGTGGTCGCACCCGGCGGACCCTGGTGGCGTGCCGATTTCGTGGGACCAGAACGACGGCACCAAGGATGCGGGCGAAACTGACCTTGCCGAGGGTGGCGACCAGATCATCGACGGCCTGCAACTACGCGACAGCTTCATGATCTACAAGGAGCAATCGGTCTGGCGCATGGATTTCACGGGCGGGCAAAGTGTTTTCCGCTTCTCCAAGGTGCTCGGCCTGTCCGGCGCCATGAATCGCAACTGCATCGTTGAAATCGACGGCTTCCACTTCGTGCTCACCGGCTCGGACGTGGTCATCCACGACGGCCAGTCCCCGACGCAAGTGCTCGACAAGGTGGCGCGCCGGGCGCTGTTTCAGGACATGGACGTTGCCAGCGCCGACCGGGCGTTCGTATTCAAGAACCCGTTCCTGAACGAAGTGTTCGTCTGTTACCCGAGCATCGGCAACACGATCCCGAACAAGGCGATGGTGTGGAATTACAAGGACCGAACGGTTTCGTACCGATCGATCCCGAGCCTGCACCACGCGAACTATGGGCCTATCGACAGCACGCTATCGGGCAGTTGGGCGAGCGACCCGGATAGCTGGGATTCGGACCTGACGGCGTGGAACGGCCCGGACTTCACGCCGAACGTCGCGCGCGTGCTCATGGCGGCGGCAGGGCCGAACCTGTTCCTGCTCGATAGTTCGGCCAGCTTCAACGGCGCGACCCCCGCATCGTATCTTGAGCGGCGCGGCCTGAGCTTTGGCGACGACGAGAGCGTGAAGACGATCAGCGGCGTGCGCGCGCGGATCACTGGCAATGCTGGGCAAACCGTCATGGTGCGCTTTGGCGGGCACCAGACCGACCCATATGCGGACCCAGAGTGGACCGCGACCGTGCCGCACTACATCGGCCAGACGATCAGTTGCGACGGCTTCGCGTCGTTCCGCTACCCGGCGATTCGCTTTGAATCGGGATCGGCGGTGCAATGGCGGCTGGACTCGTACGATTTTTCTATCAACAGCGGAGGTAAATGGTGAGAACACCGAATCTCGGAACGGTCAACTACACGCCTGGCCAGGTGCCGGCAGATGCCGAAAGCCTGCCGCGTTTCGTGCGCGAGGAAACGGACAAGATCAGCGGCGCGATTGGGCTGCTGGCGGCCGGCCACCTCGACAAGCAAACCGTTGCACCGCTCAAGCCGCGCGACGGCGATATCCGGTATGCCGCCGGCGCGCCGGGCTGGAACCCCGGCAGCGGCCAGGGCATTTATTACTTCAATGGGACGATATGGAAATTACTCGGTTGATGGAATTGGATGCCGCCGATCAGGTGCCAATGTCGGAGCGTGTCAAGCGGCTGGAACGGGAAATGCTGGCGATGCCGCAGGCCGACCTACCGCTCAAGCACCACTTTTCGCCAGGCGTGTATGCGCGCGAGCTGTTTATTCCGAAAGGCACAACGCTGACCGGAATGGTTCACAAGTTCGCGCAGCTCAACATCATGTCGCAGGGCGATATGTCGGTCCTCACGGAAAACGGCATCGAACGCGTGCAGGCGCCGTTCACCATCGTTTCGCCTCCGGGCACCAAGCGCGTGGCCTACGCGCACGAAGACACGGTATGGACAACGATCCTCGGCACCGACGAAACGGACCTCGAAAAAATCAAACAGCACTTCGTCACGGATACGTACGAGGGCTACCTAGAATTTTGCGCAGCATCGAAACTGGAAGGGGAATAACATGTCCTTTGTAGCAGTAGCAGTAGTAGGGTCGGCGGTTATCGGGGGCGTTGTGGCAAGCAACGGAGCAAAGAAGCAGGCTCGGGCAACCAAGGAGGCCAACCAGGCCAACATCGAGGCCAACAAGATCGATCCGCGCATCAACGATATGCTTTACGGGACCGGACCAGAAGATAAGGGCCTTCTCAGCCAATATCGCGATCTGGGCAACAAGCCGCAGAGCCAGGCCATGCAGGACTACGGCAACACGGCCGGCCAATATCTGCAAAGTGCGAAGGGCGACCTCGATTACATTCGGGGCGGCGCGTATGCACAGATGCAGGGGCAGGCCGCGCCGCAGATCGGCGGTGCGCCTCAGATGAACGCGGCATTGATCGGCGGTGTGCCGATGGCGCAGGCAGCAACGATGCAAGCGCCGCGCGCGATCAAAAACGGCGCTGTCATGCAGGGCGCGCAGAAGGCCGAGGGCGTGAGCGTCAGCGGGCCAGCGCAGAACAGCATGAACCTGACTGGCAGCTTCGACAAGGTGATCAACGGCCAGGCTGGGGCAAGCCCGTACCTGACAGCCGCGATCCAGAAAGGTATCAACCAGTCCACGACGGCGTTCCAGAACAACCAGGCCGACAGCACGCGCAATCTGATGGAGCAGATCATGCCGGGCATCCGGGGCGGCGCCATCGCAGCCGGCCAGTACGGCAGCTCGCGCCAGGGTATCGCGGAAGGCCGCGCCATTGGCGATTTCGGCCGCGAGCAACAGCGCGCGCTGAGCCAGTTCGGGCAGAACAATACCGACGCCGCCGTCGCCGCGCAGGCCGGCGCGTACGAGACAGACTCGAACCGCGCGCTGTCAGCCATGCAAGGCCTGAGCGGGCAGCAGAATCAGGCGGCCATCGCCAGCGCGAGCAACCAGCAGTCGGCCAATCTGGCGAATCTCAACGCGCAGACGCAGACGAACCAGGCGAACGCGCAGCTCCAGCAGCAGCGCGACTTGCAAAACCAGCAGAACGGCATGCAAACCTCGCAGACAAACGGCGGCTGGCAGCAGCAAGCCAATCTGGCGAACCAGTCGGCCATCCTCAATGTCGGCGCGAACAACCAGCAGGCGCAGATGGGCGCGAACACGTCTAACTTGGGCTCGCAGCTCACGACGAACGGCGTGAACCTGAACGCGCAGATGGGTCAGAACCAACTGAACAGCCAGAATTACCAGAACGGCATGGCCGGGCTGGGCGGACTGCTGGGTCAAGCGTACGCGAACGCTGGAATGCAGGACCAGTACGCTATGAACCAGGCGCAGCAAATGAATGGCCTGTTACAGCCGTACTTGAATAAGAACCCTATCGCGACGCAGATTCAGCCCGTTTACAACAATAGCGGGTCAGCGGCGCTCGGTGGCGCACTGGCGGCCGGGACTGCTGCTTACAGCGCGTTCGGGGGCGGCTTTGGTGGCGGTAACAGCACCCCAGGCGCTCAAAACGTCACTCCACGCACCTACTAAAAGAAAGCGAATATGGGACTTCTCGACGGAATGCAGCAACAACAGCCGGCCGCTGGTGGCCTTCTTGGCGCGATGCAGCAGATGCCGCAGGCGCCGGCCGCGCCACAGGGCGGCGGGATGCCTCCCGAAATGCTCCAGGTGATCGAGCAGATCAAGGCCGCGCCGCCTGAGCAGCAACAGGAAATCGTGCAGCAGATCGTGCAGAAGATGCAGTCGATGCCGAAGCCGCAAGCCGAAATTCAGCAGGCTATCCAGCAACTCATGCAGGCCGTAGGCCAGGGGCAATAATGGGACTTCTCGATATGTTCAACGATCCGCAGTCGGCGGGCCTGCTGGGCGCCGGCGCGCAAATTCTGGAGCGCTCCGGCGACACCAGTCGGCCGTACGGCATCGGCCAAGCCATGGGCACGGGCATCAACACCTACATGCAGACCAATGCGGCGATGCGCGCGCGCAAGCTCCAGGAGGCGCAGGAGGCGCAGCAGCAGGCCATGCGCGATATCCAAATGAAGGAAATGCAGGCCGAGCTTGCGCAGAAGCAGAGCACGCAGGCGGAGAAGCAGCGCTTGCAAGACTTCTTCACCAAGCGGCAGACGGGCGGCGCGCAACTGCCACAGCCGGGCGGCCAGGGCCAGCAGAGCATGCCGGCAGCGATGCAGGGCGGCCAGCAGCCCGGTGCCGCGCCGCAGCAGTTCGCACCAGGTGGCGCCGGCGCTTCCACTCCATACGCCGAACGCATGCAGCTTGCTGACGAGCTGCGCCACGCCGGCTTCCAGTCGCAGGCCGATGCGCAGGAAACGTCGGCACTCAAGTTCCAGCCCAAGGTGAAGGAGTGGGCTAAGGTAAATGTGAGTGGGAAGGTGATGTTCGCGCCGCTTTTCGAAGGCGGCGGCCACGGCGAGCCTGTGCCCCTGGAAGTGGCCGAGAAGCTGCACTTCGGTGACAACGGCCAGAATCTGGTGGGCATGGACCAGTACACCGGGAAGGTCAAGTCGAGCATCGGCAAACAGCAGACGCTGGAATCCATCGCCTCGGAGCGTAGCGCCGCAGCCGGGCGCGCCGTCACGATGCGGGGCCAAAACATGGGCGATGCGCGCCAGCGCGAAATGGCGGAAATCACCCGCCAAGGCCAGCAAACGCAGATCATCAACGACCCGATGTCCGGGCCGCTGTTGATCGACAAGGGCACTGGCCGCGCGCGCCAGGCCATCGGCATGGACGGTCAGCCGATTCGGGGCGAGCAGACAATCAAGAAGGAAAAGCAGGCGCAGGGGCTGGTGTCGGTGATCGATAGCGCCGAAAAGCTGCTCGACGGCGCCACCGGGTCTACTCTCGGAGCCTCGTACGATGCAACAAAACAGTTCTTCGGTGGCACAACTGAGGGCTCGCGGAACATCGCGCAGCTCAAGGTGCTCGAAGGCTCGATCATGATGAACCAGCCGCGCATGGAAGGCCCGCAGTCCGACAAGGACGTAGCGCTCTACCGGCAGATGGCCGGCCAGATTGGCGATCCGGCTGTACCGGCGGCACTCAAGAAGGTGGCACTCCAGTCGATCAAGGAGATCAACCAGCGTTACGCCGGCGGCGCGCAGCAGCAGCCGGCGGCCCAAGCCGCGCAGCCAATGCGCAAGTCCGTGCTAAGAGGCCAGGTAATCGACGGCTACCGCTTTAAAGGCGGCGATCCATCTGATCAAAATAACTGGGAGCGAAAATAATGGCTGGACCGTGGGAGCAATTTAAGCCGGCAGCAGCGCCGGCGGCGGGCGCGAAGCCGTGGGAGCAATTCGGGGCGCCGCCTGCGCAAGATGACGACGCCGCGCAGGCGCGCGCGTACGTCCAGGCTGGTGACGACCGCGTCAAGGCCGAGGCGCGCAGCGAGGGCGTGCAGGCTGGCAAGGACATGGCGATGTTCTTGCCGAATATGGCGGCCGGATTGATTCGCGGCGCTGGCTCTATCGGCTCCACCCTTTTAGCGCCGAAGGACATCGTCAGCGACTACATGGACGGTAAGGGCCTGACGCTTGAGTCGAACCGCGCGCGCCGCGCTGGCATCGATGGGGCCCTGCAAAGCTTCGGCGCCGACCCAGCGTCGGCTGGCTACAAGGTTGGTAAGTTGGGCGGCGAGATTGCCGGCACGGCCGGCGCCGGCGGCGTCCTGGCGAACGGCGCGCGCGTGCTTGGCGCTCCGGCAGCGCTGACGAATGCCATCGCAACGAGCGGTATGCGCGCCGGCGCGGGCGGCGGGCTGGCGAACTTGGGCGCGCGCGTGGCTGGCGGCGCGATCTCCGGGGCGGCGTCTGCCGGGTTGGTCAACCCCGATGACGCCGCAACAGGCGCTGCCATTGGCGGGTTTATGCCGCTGGCGATGCTAGGTGCCGGCAAGGTGGGCAATGCTGTCGGCAGCCTCATGTCCGGCACGCCGCAGACCGCCGAGAAGATCGCTCAGGTACGAGCCGCGCGTGATCTGGGTTACGTCATCCCGCCGACCCAGGCCAAGCCGTCGCTTGTGAACCGGGCACTGGAAGGCTTTTCCGGCAAGCTCACCACGGCCCAGAACGCCAGCGCACGTAATCAGAACGTGACCAACGAGCTGGCGAAAAAGGCCATCGGGGCGGCCGAGCTGTCCCCTGGCGGGCTAATGCAGGTGCGCCAGCAGGCGAACAAGGCTTACGAAAATCTCGGACAAGTCGGCAAATTTCAGTCGGACGACGTTTTCGCAGCTGCGCTCGATGCCGCCGGCGGCGCGACCAAGACCATGCGGAAGAACTTCCCGGCGCTGGCAAACGGCGAGGTGGACAAGCTGGTCAAGAGCCTGAAGAAGCGCGGCGAGTTTGACGCCCAATCGACCGTTGAGGCGATCAAGCAGTTTCGCGCTGATGCTTCCGTCAACAAGGCCACTATGGACCCGGCCGCGCGCGCTATGGGGAAGGTGCAAAGCAACATCGCCGGCGCGCTTGAAGACCTGATCGACCGGAATTTGCAGGGCACAGCGAATGCCTCGCTGCTCAAGGATTACCGGGTGGCGCGCCAAGTGCTCGCCAAAACGCACGATGTCGAGAAGGCGCTCAACCAGGCGAGCGGCAATATCGACGCGGCGAAGTTCGCTCAGCTCGCGCAGAAGGGGCGCCCACTGACCGGCGAATTGAAGCAGATCGCCAATTTCGCCGGCGCGTTCCCGAAGGCCGTCCAGACGGTGGACAAGATGGGTAGCTTGCCACAGGTGAGCCCTCTTGATTTCGCTGCACTGGGGTCCATCAGCGGCGTGACTTCCAACCCGGCCTTGATGGCCGGCGTAATCGCCCGGCCCGCTGCGCGCGCGCTCACGCTGTCGAATGCCGTCCAGAACCGGCTACTTCCTTCGGATGCCGGCTACCTGGAGAAATTGCTTAGAGACCAGCGCACGCAACAAATGATGTACCGCACTGCGCCACTGCTGGGGAGGGACTAAAAGCCGCGCCAGCCGCGAAATACGCCGTAGATGAACGCGGCGGCAATAAGGGCCATTGCTTTGTAGGCCATAAATTCAATGTGTTCCATGCATCCCCCTGTGTAGTTTTCCCCATTATAGGCCACCTTCGGGTGGCCTTTTTATTCGAATCGACCTATATGACGACTCCCGCCCCACAACGAATTGTAGATATGCGCATCCCTCTCACCTGGCTGCTGACTTCGGCGTCCACCATGCTTTCCCTGTTGTGTCTCACCCTGTGGACTGTCGCAGGCCAGTCCAACAAGCTGGAGCAGATCGCCGGCACGAGCGTCAAAATGGAAAAGCGCCTGGACGACCGCGACGAGAAGACCGAAGCCATGCGCGAACGCATGTTCAACTTCGACCGCACCACGGACAACCTCAAGCTGCGCGTTGACGCGCTGGAACGGCTGCGCAAATGATCCTCATCGAAGACTGGCGTGCGGTGCTCGCCAAGGCCTGGAGCCTGAAATTCAACGCCGCTGCGGGCCTGTTGGGCGCCGCCGAGGTGTATATCGCGCTGGTGCAGCCCGCTGGCGTCCCCAATGGCGTATTCGCTGGTATCGCGGCTGTGGTCTCGACGCTGGCATTTGGCGCGCGCTTGCTCGCGCAGAAGGAATTGCATGGCAACGACAAATAAACAGCGCGCCGGCTGGGTGGCGATCGCCATTACCATCGTCGGCGGCTTTGAAGGCCTACGCCTGGCCGCATACCGCGATCCGGTCGGGATCCCGACGATCTGCTTCGGCGAGACGAAAGGCGTGCGGCTGGGCCAGACCGCGACGCTCGAGCAGTGCCAGGCCATGCTGGCCGCGTCGCTGCAACTGGCGAACCACGCCGTGGACGACTGCATCCGGGCGCCGCTACCCGATTACCGGCGCGCGGCGCTGGTCAGCTTCGCCTACAACGTCGGCCAGACTAGCCTGTGCGGGTCCACGCTGGCTCGCAAGCTGAACGCTGGCGACACGCTGGGCGGCTGCGATGAGCTGCTGCGCTGGACGTACGCCAAGGGCATCAAGCTGCCGGGGCTGGTGAAGCGGCGCCAGGCCGAGCGCAACATGTGCCTCGTGGGGGCGACGTGAGCGCCCTGGGCACGCTTGCCGCGAGCGCGGTTGGCGGAATTTGGAAAATAGCCGCGGTAGTTCTGCTGGCGATCTTGCTTGTGGTGACATCCGCGGGGGGCACTGGCTGGTGGACCGCGGCCAGCGCGCGCGACAAGGCGCTGGCTGACCTGACCGCAGAGCGCTCCGTGAGCGGGCAACTGCGTACCGCGGTGCAGTTGCAGAACGCCGCGGTGGAATCCGCGGGCGCAGCAAAGCTGGCAGCCGACGACCGCGGTGCCGCGGCGCAGAAGTTGGCCGCGGCCAGTGCTCGGCGCTTCGACGCCGCGCTCGCCCGGGTCGCCGGCGCGCGCGCAACCACCTGCGACGAGGCCATGCCGGCCGTGAACGTGATCCTGGAGTCCGTGCGATGACGGCGCGCCGCGTTAGAATTTGCAGTATGCACTTTTTGCATATTGCTTTAATCCTCCAGCTCACCATCGGCTGCGCCGTTGCACCGCCTGTCACGCAAGAAATCAAGGTGCCAGTGTACCGACCGTGCATCGCCGGTGTGCCCGAGCGACCCGCGTTCGCCACGCGCACCCTGGCGCCCGATGCCAGCGACGGCGAGAAGGTGCTCGCCCTGGCGCGCGACCTGCCGCTGCACCTCAAGTACGAGGCGCAGCTCGAAGCCGTGATCGCGGGGTGCTTATGACCGACGACCGACCGCCAGCCGACGACCCGCTCGGCACGCTACTGTTCGAAATGACGGTGGTGGACGACAGCACGTCGCCGCTGCAACTGGTGAGCGCTGAGTTGCTGGCGCACTACCGGCGCTGCGAGGCGGAATTGATGGCGCTCAAGACGAAAATAGGAGATGAGGCAGACGCGTAG